AAAAGCCAAACTAATTCTAATGTTATCTCCTTTTTTAACATCTACTTTATGAGTTAGTTCTGAGGGAAATAACAACAGGTCTCCTGAAGTAACCGGATACCACCAACTTTCAGCGTTAAAGAGATTCCAATTTTTAATTTCAGGTCTAATTCTTTTATAAAAGTTATTAAAAAATCTAATCATATCTTTTTCAGGATCAGCATTTACATAAAGCACACCAGATATCATACTGTTGGGGTGTTCATGCATGTGATGATACTCATCATTTCTTGTAAAATTTAACCAAGATTGAGTTATGTATGGTTTTACATTTTGCCATTGTGTAATAACTTTGTTATATTCTAATAGATGTGCAAGTAATTGTTTTTTTAATTTTTTAATAACAGGTTTTTCTAAATTGTAAGAATCATCTGAAATATAATTACTTTCGTTTTGATGAATACTTTTAGCTATTTTATCTATAGCTTTCATTTCTGTTTTACTAAACTTTCTACCTAAAGAAGCTATGTAAACAGGTGTTGGAAAAATGCCGTCAATCTTGTATTTCATATTTCTAATATGGATATATACTTGAAAATAAATAAAAATCAAGTATATAGAATTTTATGAAAGATAAAATATGAAGAAAAAATTAGAAGATTATGTCCTGACAGCTCAGTCTGCATTACCTATTAAATTATGTAAAGACACAATAAAAGAAATAAATAAAAATAAAAAAAATTGGTCAACACATAAATGGCATAACAGAAACAATGAAGAGGTTGCCTCTGTTAGTGGAAATAGAGAATTGGATAATCTTTATATGACCTCAAATAATTCTCAAGAAATAATGAGAATTTTATGGCACGTAATTAATGGTTATATAAAACATTTAGATTTTCCTTGGTTTATAGATTGGACTGGATATACCGAAGTTAGATTTAATATTTACAAAAAAAATAAACAAATGTCCGATCACTGTGATCACATTGCATCTATATTTGATGGTCAAAGAAAGGGTGTTCCTATACTTAGCTGTGTAGGTGCACTAAATGATAACTTTGAAGGTGGAGAGTTTATAATGTTCAATGATATGACATTTAAATTAAAGCAAGGTGATGTGTTAGTTTTTCCATCTAATTTTTTATATCCTCATAGAGTAAACCTTGTAAAGAAAGGAACTAGGTATTCTTTTATTTCATGGGTTTGGTAATTACAAAAATAAAAGAACATAAAGATATTAAAGAAATGATTCTAAACGAAATACATAAAACAAAACAAAGTAATTATAAAAATGTTACTTCTACCGATTGGCAAACTCCATCTAACATTGAAAGAACATATTTTACAAAATATATTAAAGATATAATAAATAAATACTACACTAAAATAGCAGAGCAATTAGAATTAAAAGATTTTAATATTACAAAATTAATTACACATAATTGGTGGTTTCAAATTTATGATAAAAATTCTACGCATGGTTGGCATACTCATGCTAGTTCACATTTTACAAATGTTTATTTTATAGAATTACCAGACTCAACATGTGCTACAGAAATAAAAGGACATAATAATCTAAATATAGAAGAGGGAGATTTAATTACATTTCCTGCATACTGGCTTCACAGATCTCCTATTAATACAACAAATAAAAGAAAGACAATAGTATCTTTTAATACATCATATGAATATTGAACATTTATTTCCAACAACAATAGGGTATGAGTTTTGTCCTTTTCATGCTGACATAGAAAAAAAATTAGTTGATTACTGTAATTCTTTTTCTAAAAAATATAATAATAAAGAATCGTTTTTAAATAATGGTCAGTTGTTTACTACGTTTGAAAAACATAATTTACTTCAAGATAAACAGTTTGATAAACTTAATACGTGGGTTGTTGACAAAATTAAAGAATATATAAAACAGACAACAATGTCTTATGATATGAAGTTTGAGGGCCAAGCTTTTTTCAATATATATAATAAACATGATTATCAAGAAGTACATAATCATTTTGGTTTTGTAATATCCTGCATTTATTTTTTAAAAGCAAATAACAAAGCTAGCAAAGTATTTTTTAGACCACATGTTTTTGATAATATTAAATACGATAATTTTACTTACTCACCTAGCACACCTGTTTTCTATGAAGCACAGCCAGGTAAGTTATTAATATTTAGAAGCTACATCGATCATTTTGTAGAACAACATTTAGATAAGGAACAAAGAATATCCTTAGCTTATAATTTTAGATAGGAGAAAAATATGGAAGAAACAAGAGCTGTCATACCTGTGTTTTCAAAGGTAATTTATATAAACAAAATAAAACTTAATCATAAAAAAATAAACACCTTAATAGGTAAAAAATTTGTAAAGGCAGGACATCGAATACCTGAGGATCCTAAAAATATATCTAGCTTTAGTGAGAGCAAGAATATTTTAAATCTACCTAAGTTTAAAAATTTAAAAAAACAAATTATGGATGAGTTGTATTTTTATACAGAAAATGTTTTACGATATAAACATCGTTTTAGTATGACAACATCTTGGTTTACTAAAACAGAGAAGAACGAAGAGTCTGGTTTTCACAATCACAGAAATGCATATATTAGTTGTATACTATATATAAATGTTGACGATAAGGCAGGAACATTAAGCTTTATTGATTATAACGTAAATAAGATGTTTCAGCTGACTCCAATAGAGTATAATAATTTTAATTCTGAAACTATTAGAATAAAACCAGAAAATAATATGATAATATTCTTTCCTAGTGAGATGTATCATAAGGTATGCCTACATGAGTCTAGCGCTCCTAGGATATCTTTAGCGTGTAATTTTATACCAATAGGAGATATTTCTGATCCTAGCAGTGATAGTTTTGTTCATTTAACGATTAAATAATTCGTTTATTTTTGGGGCAGATTTGCTATACAAGGTATTATGCTTCAAAAAATAGCTTTTCAACCTGGTATTAATAAGCAGATCACAGAAACAGGGGCCGAGGCCCAATGGGTAGACTGTGACAATGTTAGATTTAGATACGGCATTCCTGAGAAAATAGGGGGCTGGAATCAACTAGGACAATTAAATTCAAATGAATTAACTGGTGCAGGAAGAGGTTTACATCACTTTGTAAATACTGCTGGTAGAAGATATGCTATAGTTGGAACAAACAGAATATTATATGCGTTTTCTGGTAACGTATTTTATGACATACACCCTATAAAAACTACCACTACTTTAACAAGCGCTTTTAGCACAACCAATGGGTCACCAACGGTAACTATAACTTTTCCTACGGCTCACAATATAAATCCTCAAGATATAATATTATTAGATAATTTTTCTACTATTACAGGATCTAATTTTGGAGCATCTGATTTTGATGATAAAAAATTTATGGTGACATCTGTTCCTAGCGGAACAACTCTAACCATTACTATGCCGTCAAACGAATCAGGGTCCGGGGCAACAACATCGGGTGGCATTAGAGTACAGCACTATTATCCTGTAGGAACCCCAGTTCAAGAAAAAGGTTTTGGTTGGGGTCTAGGTACATATGGAGGTGTAGCTAATGGAGCTGTTACCACAACTTTAAATGGAGCAATTAACGCTAGCACCACAACTATTGTTTTAACAAACGCAGCACAATTCCCATCTACAGGGACTAACTTTGTTTTGATCGGAACAGAAATGATTCAATATACTGGTGTGAGTAGCAATACTTTAACAGGTGTAACAAGAGGGGCTAGAGGAACCACAGCAGCGTCTCACAGTGATGGTGATACAGTCACTAACGCTACAGATTATGCTGCATGGAACGAACAAACAGAAGAAGGTCTAGCTTTAGATCCAGGTATGTGGTCATTAGATAATTTTGGTGACAAAGCAATTTGTTTGATACATGACAGTGCATGTTTTGAATGGGACTCTAGTTTAGGTAACGCTACTGAAACAAGGGCTTCAATTATAACTGGTGCACCGACTGCATCAAGACACATGGTTGTATCAACTCCGGATCGTCACTTAGTTTTTTATGGAACAGAAACAACTATTGGTGACCCATCAACACAAGATGATATGTTTATAAGATTCTCTGATCAGGAGAATATTAACACATACACACCAACAGCAACTAACACAGCTGGTACACAAAGACTTGCCGATGGATCTAAAATTATGGGAGCTATCAGAGGTAGAGATGCACTTTATATTTGGACTGACACATCTCTATTTACTCAACGTTTTGTTGGCGCTCCTTTTACTTTTGGTTTTGCACAAGTTGGAACTAACTGTGGACTGGTTGGACAGAACGCATGTGTTGAAGTTGACGGTGCTGCATATTGGATGTCAGAAAAT